ACTCACGTCACATGATTATGTGTCCTATTATCGGTTAAACCCTTGACTCCTGTTTGGGATGAGAGTAAATTAGGTTCTGTAAGGATGAAACGAGGGTACGTCAGCCACACCAAACCGGTCGCCGGGGCTGTTACCTAAGTCACACCCTACAGATTTTACTAAGCGATAAAAAAATGGTTAAATGGGTACATAAGCAAGGCAGGGAATTAAATCGAACAGTACGAATACCTATTCTCTTGGAGGTTTACTAGTCATGTCCTCACCTTATGGGGGAGGGGGAACACCGACGGACTTAGGACGTGTTCCCGCTAAGGCCCCACGAATTGCCCACGGATTACGTACAGCGACTAACCCCGACGGGTGGCACCCATCATCGGGGGAGAGATACCGACCCGCTAGGGTGGCCCCGGTGAGGGTCCGTCAGACTAAGCCTAAGCCTGTCAAGGGCCTTGACCCTGCCACTAATTTGGTGGGGCCGAAGGATGATGAGGCACCACTGAGACGGTATGAGAGTACCGTTACCACGGTTCAAGACATGGCGGGCATCGTGCCCACCATTAGGATGGGAGAGTGGAATTGATGGGCATCGTGAGGGCTGAGACGTACGGTCCAAAGGGTCGGGAGCGTCGGCAAGTTGTCGCTAGGGTAAGCATAGCGCACCCTCTCGCCGATGAGGTCTCTATGAATATCGGGGATGGGAGTTACGCTAGGTTCCCCTACTCCGTGGAGTTAGCATTCTTCGCTAATGGTGAATGGGTAGAAGAGATTCTCTGGGAGTTTGAAGAGTGGACAGTCAAGGAGCAGGACGTAACTAGAGTTTATTCTCGCGTTCCGCTTGTATGGTTTGCTCAATTCGTGGAGGCGTACGGGGATAGGGAGGCTATCTAATGGGATACGTCATTAGCGGATTCTATAGGTGTCCACAATGCCAGAAAATGCACACGTATTCTAATAACGTGGCGCGGAATGTAACCTGTCAGTGTGGTGAGGTCATTAACCAATTTGAGGTAGCGCAGAATTATCCGCGAAGGTATCCGCGAACCGTTACCGATTCGTAATCTAGTGCGCTTGACTCTCGCCTAGCGATAGGCTAGGCTAGGGTTTGTCCTACTAGAGGACAACTAAACTAAACGAAAGAGGATGCTATGAAAATGTCAGTGGCTAACAATGCGGCTCATCAGCGTATTGCCGACCGGGACCTATTCAAGGGGAGCAACCTGCGGGGAGTGGCGTGGCTTGAGGGTACGGGCTACCTACCGGAAGAGTACCGGGAGGACCTGCTCACCGGATGGGAGCGCGGGACAGTGGACTACGTGGTGTATTCGTATGGGACGCCGATTGCGTGGCATAGTGTGAGCGATGGGTGGAATATCCCCCCGGTGAGATACTCTCAGACTACTTCGCGTCATCAGAGTACGGTACGGCGCGGCGCCACACTCTACAGCGCATAACGTGAGCCTCGCACCTAGTGACCCTGCTAGGTGCGGGACTGACAGGATGCGCCTGTCAATGAGAGGGGTCGAAGTGAATACAATCAACATAGAGCCGAATTGGGCAGGGTTAGGCGCACACTTTGAGGGGGTACTAGTCCACGCGCTGAGAACGTCTGGACAGATACGCGCTGATGAGGATGCTAAGGCTTGGCTAGACAGTGCGCTAGAGACAATCTTCTACGCGCGTTCACTATCGAAGGAGGGGCAGGAGTGATGAGGACGTACGCTCGCAAGGCTTGGGAGATAGTGGCGTACGCCGCAGATGCCGACATCTGGTGTCCTAGTTGCGTAGCGGAGGCTTACGGTCCTCCCGAAAGTGGGGGGCGCAAGGATAGAGAGGGGAACGATATACATCCTGTGTTCGCTAGTGATGATCATCAGGGTGAAGTGTGCAATTCGTGCGAGGGAGATATCGGATGATTACGAAACTAGTGAGAGTGTCGTGCCCCGACTGTGGCTACGACGTATCCGCTGAGGATGGACAGAGAGAGGATGGACTGGTGAGGGTAAAGGCTCACGGGTATACGGATCCGATGAGCGACTGTTCCGCAAGTAACACACTAATCTAGCGAAGGGGAATGGAATGAGTGACAAGAAAGTGAAGATGATGAATGAAAGGGACACACTGTGGAAGATGATGGGATTACGGATCGTGGAGATAGCAGGTGATCATTCATTCACGGATGAGGACCTAGCGGAATCTGTGCGACTGTTACTGATATTCGCCTACGATACTGGTGTGTATCATGGAGCTGTTAATGGTAGCGAGGGAGGAACGGAATGAAGGATGTACATACGGAAGTGGGATGCTACGTCGATGGATCCCACCTGAGCGCAGATCACCTAGAAGTGCTCACGATCACGTTCGCGGAGATCAACGGATGGGATGGTGGACAGTGGGAGATCGACGAGATCCTTGATGCTCGCAAGGTGGACGAGAGGGATGGTGACAACTATCCTGTGTGGTCTGAGCCACTGTTCGATGCGGCACAGGATGCTGTTCAATGGTTGAATTCTCTCCGGGATGATGACCTAGTGTGGACTGTTGAGGACAACAGTCTGTACCTAACGAAAGGGAATGATGATGTGTGAGAAGTGTGGTCGTGTCGGAACGCTTAATGGTCGTCCTTTGCGTGGCACTGTAATCTGGTGCGCTTGCTCAGGATGGGTCGATCAACGGGAGGGAGATGATGAGTAACGTGAAGGTGATCGAAGAATCTGATGGGCTGTATACGGTAACGATCATCCGAAGGGACACGATGGGAGCGCATCACGAACACAAGATCGTGGGACAGGCGAACGAGGTGCTGATGTCCCTTGCCGAAGTGTTCCGATCAAGGGACACAGTGTACGAATTCCTAGCGTATGAAGGGGAGATATGACATGAGAGTGATCGAAACGACGGCGAGTATCACGCTATTGAAAGATGAATGGGATGTCGTTATTGCTACTATGACATCCGCTAGAGACGCTGAGGTAGGTGGATACACTGACGATATAATCTACGGCATTGAATATCAACTAGAAAGAAGTAAGAAATGAGACTAACGAATCGTGGACACATCGTTGTCGGTGTGCTATTCTTGGCACTGATGCTAGTGGCTATGGCTATCGTCGGAGAAATCGAATGAAAGGAATGTCCACAATGATGAAGATGCGTACGTCACACAAGACGTTCGACAACATGAGAGAACGTGACATGCTCATGCCACACGTGTACTACATGCTGCCTAATCAAGTAGGATTCTGTCCTGATGGTGTGGGTATGGTGTGGTATGACACGATTGAAGAAGCAGAAGCCAATCATGGCTAAACGAAATGGAGAAGGAGATGGAAGTATCGTGAGACACATTTATGAAATAGATAATGATGGGCGTGGTCCTAATACTTATCAAGTTCATCTGGATGGTGAGTTGATAGCCCACGTTGCTCCAACAACGTTCGGAGAATTGCTGGAATACTATGACCTTGCTGGTCTAGAATATGCAGTACATACTGTTGATGAATACTATCGGTTGGAGGTCTAATGTACGCAGTAGCAACTGGAGAAATGTTTGATAGTATAGACTTTTATGGTCCGTTCGATGAGTTTGAGGACGCGGAGAAGTGGGCAATAACTGAATGCCCTTACACATGGTGGATTGTCAGATTGAATGCTGTTACTAACGAAAATGGAGAATGAAATGGAAGATATCAAGATCGTTGCGCTACGTGCCAGAGTAAAAGAGCTGTTAGAATCAGCGGAACGTGACCTAGAAATTACTGGTGATGTAGATTCTGCCGCGCTCTACGCTGGGATGATCGAAGCGTACGATGAAGTGCTGTTCCTACTAACTGAAGGAGAATGAAATGGCAACAGATTGGGACAAGTTAATTGAAGAGACGGGAGCAATCTGTCGGGAGCAGATCAAGGATGCCTACGAAAGGGGATACATGTGGGGGCTGATCGAAGGTAGAAGGCAAGGCAACAAGGAAACGCTTTCATTCATAAAGGAGAAGATGGTATGGAAGAGCTAGGACCACGGTGGAAAGTCACCATCATCACGGAATGGGCTGTCATAGTCGTGACCCCTCACGCTTACAGTGAAGGCGAGGCGATATGGTATGCTGAAGCCCTGATCGAAGATAGTTTGGGGCTTCACGAAGGACACATGAGTAAGGTAAGATTCAACTATGAGGTTGAACTAATCAACGAAACAGAAGGAGAATAAAATGGCACACGCACTAGAGACAGATGGCAATGGTCAAGTCACGTTCGCTTCGTTCCGCGAACCTGCTTGGCATGGACTAGGCACTGTGTTCACTGAGGAAGTGTCCACTGTGCAGATGCTAGGGCTAGCGCACCTAGATAATTGGAACGTGAGAACGGAGCCTGTGTCTACGCTAGCTCCAGCCTACAATTTCGTACAGGATGCGTTCATGGTGGTGCGAGACAACCCGTTCAACCCTGAGCAGACTGATGTCCTGTCTGTTGTCGGGCAGAGGTACAAGACTGTACAGAACGAGGACCTGTTCGCGTTCGGGGACAACATCCTTGATGGTGGTGGACGTTGGGAGACAGCGGGATCTATCAAGGATGGTCGCGTAGTGTTCGGGTCCCTCGCGTTAGAACGTGAGACAGTGCTTGACCCTAACGGGGTATCGGATGTGGTGAAATCGTATCTGTTGATTCACACATCACATGATGGGAGTACGGCTGTACAGGCGAGCGTCACCCCCGTCAGGGTGGTGTGTCAGAACACGTTGAACGCTGCGCTAGGTAGCGTGAAACAGTCGTTCAAGATCCGTCACACTCAAACTGTCGATGGCAAGATCATGGCTGCGAGAGAAGCTCTTGGCATCGCTCACACGTACATGGACGAGTTCGACAAGATGGCTAAGGACATGATCGAAACGCAGATCAGTAAGGAAACGTTCGATAAGATCCTCAAGGCCGCGTACCCTAAGCCACCGAAGGATATCAAGGGTGCTGAGGCTAAGTGGAGTACGAAGATTGAAACTGTGCAAGCAATCTACAAGTCGCCTACTACGGACATGATCGCTGGCACTGCTTGGGGTGCGTACAATGCGCTCACTGAGCGGCTTGACTGGTACCGCAAGGGACGCGGGGACAATGCCGTGGAGAATGCTATGGCTGCTGCGTCAGGGTTTGATCCTGTGACTAACGCTGAGAAGGATCGCCTTCGTAAGGTTGTCATGTCGTTCGCTTAAGAGCTGTACATCCTGAGCATGATGGTAAACTGCTCACTACATAACTAACTAAAGGAGAATGAAATGATTGACTGGAATAAGATTCAGTGGGATGTTGAGCAGGCTATCGAAGATGCCTACTTGCGTGGATACAATGACGGAGTGCAGACTCGTAGAGTAGAAAGCGGTGCATGATGAATAACTATATGATTGTTCTATACGTTCAAGACGTAGACGACTCTGCCGGTAGCCCAACGCTATGGAATTGGTCATCGGTTGCGCCCTGTGTCGCTGTCCCTATGGCGTGTACTAGTGTACGGGATGACGATAGGGTCACGTTCGAGGATGCTTTGCTGATGGACAGATACACCACTAACTATCTTCAATCTATTTATGATCTGATTGGTGAGAAGTGAGGAAGCGTGAAGCTATTAACTTTCTTTGTTATACTGTCTTGGTTTTTGGTTTTATATTGGTGGGTATCCTATTGGAAGGAATGAACAAGTGAATGACGACATGAAGAAGAATGGCGAGGCGATGGTTGCCCTCGCACGCAAGCTGTACCTGCACTACTGCAAGGAGAAAGCTTTCAACCCACGACAGTACCCGTGGTCGCCCCTGTGGGCTATGGAGTACGCGCAAATCGCTGTCGATGCGTACGGATTCGATGATGAAGGATACGAGGATCTGCTTAAGGAGATCACACAGTGAACTATCCTGAGTTTGTTGGTGATGAACCTTGCGCTGAGATAGGAGTAGAGTTCTTCTATCTTGACGAGCATTCCGGTACACCTAAGAACATTATCAAGATGATCAAAGAAATGTGTAGCGGCTGTGCATTGCGTGAGGACTGCCTAGAGTGGGCTGTACGTCACGAGAAGCATGGTCTATGGGCTGGCACTACACCTAGCGAACGAGCTAGGATGAGGTACAAGCGTGGCATTACGGTAGAATCTCCAGAGTATTGGGTATTTCAGAACAGGAGTGCATCGTGATTTGTAGTAAGTGCAGGACAGCAGGCACATGGAATCAGGCATGGCGTGATACGCAATCTGATTCCGCATTGAAGATTGCTTTAAGGTTTCACACTGAGTGTGTTGGTGACTGCTGTTGCCAACATGCTGTTGGCGTAGATTCCCTTAATGAGTTCAAGTGAATAAAGATCGGAAAGTGTGGGTGGAAGCTATCCACGCTATGCCAACTGAGGGACCAGACTACCGATGGGCTGGGCCTACCGAAGTATGCTTGTGTGGCTGTGATTTGTTTGCCGCTGTTGTCGCGTTCGAAGATGGTGAAGTGAGCGCGTACTTTGTGGATATGAAATGTTTGTCGTGTGGTGCGCTTGTTCTTGCACCATGCGATGTAGAAGAAGACAACTATCAGGAGGATTAGAATGAGTGCAAGAGTAGAAACATATGCTGATGTAGTTATCTGCTTAGACGATACGCCTTCACGGTATGCGGGAGCTGAGATCCAGTCTCCCTTGACTGTGGCTGACGTAAAGTATTGGCTTGCTAAGGTAGAAGCGTTGGGTTTCAGTGACGAGTATCAACTTACAGAATGCCAACTCGTTATTGAAGTACACTCTCACAACCTGAATCTGAGTAAAGACATGGCTTGTGTTAATGTGTTTAACACGGAGGCCGTCTGATGTTGATTGCCGATATCTTCTTCGCCTCCGCTGTCATGCTAGGGTTTCAGACAGATGAACCAGTGTGTCATAACAAGCTGGCTGTTGAATTGTCTAATGCAGGATGGACAGGGGAAGATAATCGTATCGCTTGGGCTATAGTGAATCGTGAATCAAACAATAAACCTGCTATGATCAGTGATGATGGTGGCTATGGTTTGTTTCAGATTCAAGAATCAGTATGGTCTTCCCGCCGATGGTGGGATTGGGATACGGTATTGACCCGTGAAGGAAATATCGGTGCGGCACGTAAGCTGTGGGAGAAGTCCGGGTGGTCCCCTTGGGGACTAGACAAGGATGGTAACTTTGATTTCAGTTCCTACAGCTCGTGGTCTAGTGATCAACGTCAGTCGTGGATTGTTGAACCTTATCTGCGTTACTACTACAAGTATCCTTGCGAGGGGTAATGAGTGAACAGGAAAGTTATGTGCGCTGTGAGCGTTGCGGCGGGTCTGGTGGTAGGGTTGCATATGGTTGGACGCTACTATGTAAGTCGTGTATCAACGATGACATGAAGGAGTGGGAATGAATAATGAAATGGCTATCGCCTTAGATAGGTGGGTTACTACCCAGCCTGAGGCTAATGATTGTGAAGAGTGCAAGGAGAAGTATGCTTACTGTTTTTGTGGTGAGGATGCTGAGCAGGCTTACGCTGATACGGTAATGGATTTGCGTAAGGAGTAACAAGAAGAGGCCCCGGTCGGACACGATGTGTGTCTGCCGGGGCCTTCTTTGTTTCTACTGCTCTTCGTCTTCGTCTCGAATATCTAACATGCTAACGATAGACCAAGCAATCATTACTGCAACGAATACCGCACAGATGACTATCACTGCGACCACGGAGGTTCACCGCCAAGCTTGTCAGACAGCTTACGTAACGCTGTGCGGATCTTGCGACGCATAGTCGATTCAGATACCTGATAGGTTGCCGCCAGAACCTGAATGTCTAATCCACCGTTAGAGAACCTTACACGCAGAACATCCTGCTGCTCTTTAACTAATGAATCAAACGCAAACTTAACGTCACACAGCATAGCTAGACGAGTGTTGCCTTCACCCGGTTTCGACGGGCTACGCCCATCGGCATCATCACTGAAAGATTCAAGAGACCAGTCATCGTAGTCAAACAGGTCAGGCAACAGCTCGTGAAGCATCGTTTCACTATAGAAACAGTGATCGGAGACGCTAGTGCGCGTGACCCTAGCACGCTCCCTAACGGCATATTTCATGCCAGCCCGGTAGAGTGCCGTACCCAGCTTCCCGCGCCCCTGCTTGCCTTCCTCGCGCCAGCGATCCACACGTGTAGTGTTCTTGCACATCCACATGTAGCATTCGCTGCGGATATCATCGAAGTCTATCAGATTCCTTTGTAGATTATGGATCTTGCGGGCCACGATAGTAGCGGCACGCATCTCATATTCGGTAAATGAATCTACCATGCGTACTGCACGCCCTCAACGACGAAGCTCTTGTTCACTACAGGGATAGGGCAAGGTGTAACCTTGCCTTTGAAATCGTACAAGATACCGAAACCCTGCTGCCAATTATGGGTCTTAGCATACGTAGCTTTCGTCATGTCCATCAGATTCCCTACCTCGAATCCCCACAGGGTGCGGGTAGGTTTACCGTTCACTGACGTAGTGTGGGGCACTAGGCCCATGCGATGTGTGTGTCCACATACGATGCTCGTGCCGACCTTGCGTACGAGGCCCGCTGCCGTCTGTCCTGCTACTTGACTAGTTCCAGCTTCATCACCGTGCATGGCGTGCCAGCCGGGTAGAACGGGGTAAGCTTTGTTGTGGAATTCGATACCCATTTCGGGTAGTCGTAGGAAGTTTTGTAGTTCGATCTCTGGCAAACCTAGTAGTCCCGGTAGCCTGCGCATAATAGAATTGTATAGTCTGTCGGTGTGGTTTGATCGGATGACGTGCCCGACCTGTAGGTCTTGTAGGACTTGTACGGTACGGTCACGGTCTTTACCGATGGACCGTTCCCACTCTAGGGCTGTTCCCGTGGACCAGCGACTGATTGTTTGCATATCCATCTCGTCACCGATGGTGAGTACAATATCGGATGGCTGCTTCATGTCGCTGATGCACTGTGCTACTGCGTCTACTGCTTTACGGTCTTCGTACGGTACTTGTAGGTCTGAGATAACCCATACTCTACGCATATTTTCGTGTCCTTATAGTTTAGAGGAGCGTTGCCATAGGTTCGTTTGATGCTTGTATTGCTGCTACACCGTGTGAGAATAGAATTAGATATCCGCCTTTGCCGTCTGCGAGGTACGCGAATCCGTACTTGCCTAGCCTGCTTGATAGTTCCATGATGGAGATGTCGTTTAATGATATCTTATCCCCACCAACTAGGTAGACAATGACGTATGGGTCAATCATTGCCACGTCGTCGGGTAAGTCTTCAACGGTCACGACTTGGGCCACTGCTTCCTGAGAACAAGAATGGCAATCGCAGAATAGTTAAGCATATCCATGAACGTATCTTCGAGAGACTCATAGTTCGCATCAGTACCCTTGTTAATCAAATGAATGGCACGAGCCTGCTTATCGTGCAAGCGTACGAGTAGCCCAGCGAGAGGGCCAAGAGGAGACTTGTTAATGTTGTCAGGGCCATAGTCCTGATGCTTCTTTAACAGTAGCTCTTCAGCCTCATCAAGAATACAAGCTAGATCAAGCGTGAGACTTGAATGGTTTTCATCAACCATTTCTTTAGTCTTCATGTACTGCTTGTACGATTCTTTCATGTTCTCGTAGGTGGTATCTGCACCGTAATAGTACCCTGCTGTTGGTCGATACTCACTACCCTTAGCCCCATAGACCTTATCATTCTTAGAAGGTTTTCCCAGTCCTGCGGTTCCACTCACAACTCCACACTCCTCAACACGGCATCCTTGCCACCGGATAGGTACACGTCATTCACATCCATGCCAGTGGGCATGGACACTGAGATTGCTGTATCGACTTCTTTACACACTGCTCTACCAAACTGTCTACCGGCTTCATCACCGTCACACAGTACCACAACCTTGCGGTAATCTTGCATAAGTAGTTTGAAATGTGGCTGCCAGTTGTTAGCTCCGGGCACGCCCACGGCGGGTAGCCCGCAGATGGATGAGGCAATGATGGTATCCATCTCACCCTCAGTAACGTATAAGATGCTGGACTCTAGGGCCAGATCCTTTACGTTAAACAGTTTAGTTTTAGCTCCGGGACGGGACAGATATTTAGGTCCGTCACCCGCAAGGGCGCGATAACGGATGTCTACTACCCCAGATGGGGTAACATACGGGATAGCTAGCCTGTCACCGTAGTCTGAGTCTCCGGGATGATCGCCTTTAACGTAGCCTAGCCGGAACGTACGTGCCGCTTCCTCCGTTATCCCTCTCCCTGCTAGGTACGAAGCCACCTCGCTTAGGTTCTGCTCGTACCGGGCGGCTGTCTCCTCCAACAATGTCCTTGCACCTTCTGTAAGCTTCATTCCACTCCCCTCCATCCACATGTTTGACAAGTCCAACCGCGTCGCCCTTCATGCCACAAGACATGCACATCATCCCACCCGTCGTATTGTTCACCCGACAGGACGGTTTCTTGTCCGTGTGTAGACCACATTTTATAGTCTGCCACCCCGACTTCGGTGCTGGTAACGACCACCCGTAGTGGGTCAAAATCTTCCACAGATCACCCGCCTCGTAAACATAGGATGAGTTCGACAAGTTCACTCACCTCCATAACTGCGTAAGATTTATCTATGCCACTGTTTCTACGTTTAACTATTGCTACACCTATAGCATGTTCAGGATAGTTTACGTCATGTACCCTGTGTGCTTGATAGTTTAACGCTTCTACTTTAGCTTCTTGCACATAGGATGACAGCGTAATAGCTGCCTCATTCTTGCACTCTACGATCAGGGCAGTATCTGATGTGATACGTAGTACGAGATCGCCTTCATCTTCCCGGCCCTTCTTGGTGAGCCTTTCGGTGGGAAAGATTTTAGCTAGGTACTCGTGCATGTCTATCTCGAATCCTGCACCTCTACGCTTGTTTGCTTTGTTACGCTTAGACAGGTCAGTCACCACGGTTCCCCTCTGACTGCTTGTAGCATCATGTGTTTTTCAGCAGGGAGGAAAGCGTGCCACTTTTCCCAAGCTTTCCTTACTCGCGTGACAGCTTGCTCTATCTCATCCTCGCGCACTTTGGCTATAATCCTGCACATGACACAATCTTCCACGAAATGTAACGGAACGTTGATACATAATGGGTCGTGGCTCATCGCGTCTCCATATCGCCCAAGTGCATACGTGCAGGCTCATACACTAACCAAGTAACGTTAGTGCCAGACGGGTCAGCAGGCCCGTAACGATTCTTCACAGGGGCAACACACATGAAACCCTCAGTCGTATTCGCTACAGTGAGGATGAGCGCAGGAGTCTGAGCAACCTTGCCCTGAATTGCACTACGAGGAGGAGCAGGGTTACCGCTCACCGCTTCAGAAGTATGATGCAATACAAGGAAAGCTGCGCCAGTCTCCCGCGCCCACCATTTAAACTCACGAAGCAGGCTACGCATAGAAGCCCATTCATCACCGTCACTGTGGGTACAGTCAAGCAAATTGTCCACCACTACGAGTTCAGGGTATTGCCCATTCAACTCGTAGAATGCTTCAATCTCTAACTCAATATCAGCGAGGGATGGTGCTGACTCGAAACACCACTTGATGTGTGATGCTCTAGAGATAACGTCTGATGCCCACGCAGAGTCAGCCATCATAGGTTCAATGACTTGCTGTTCTGTGTCTGTAATCATGGACGCTAAGCGTAGGCTCATCGTGAATTCGTGCGTGTCGGCAGAGAAGTACAGTGTCGGCCTGTTTGCTAACCATGCCCAGTGAAGGGCGAGTGTGGATTTTCCTGCTCCGGGAGGTCCAGCGATCATGGACACTTCACCACGGCGGGGATGTATCTGTCGTGCAGCTAACGAGTTATATACTGGCGGCAGTGTGGCCGCTGATCTGTTGCCTGTAAGGATTGTCCTATGCAGACTCCGCATTATTAGTCACCGATTTTCTCTAAACAGTCTAGGCATACACGGTATGGACCGTCGTCGTTGCCGCAATTCACGCATCCGGCAATGCAATCGCATAGCTGTGCAGCCTGATTGCCGATATCAGACTGCACAGCGTTCACGCAATTAGTCATATGGTTAAACTGCTACGGTTTTCTTGCACTGTGATTCCTGTGAAGGATTAGCACAGCAATAGAAAGCCTTGAACGGCTTACCTGTACGCTTCGATACCCCAGCGGGCACGAGCTTCATCGGCTGACCATGCTCACACAATGGTGCAGCCTGCTGCGGTGCAGCCCACGGATTAGCGGGGGCAGTAGGTGTTACAGGTGCTGGTGCTTCCGATGGAGTCCACTGATTAACTGGTTCTTCAGCAATCACTGTGCCACCAAGGGTGGTGACAGCGAACTCAGTGTTCAAGTTCTGAATCAAACTGACAGCCATAGCAAACGTCGGATCAGATACTGCTGCGTCGGCTAGTGCAACAAATTCTGCTGGCGTGCTTGCACGAAACGTAAGCAAGTCGCCGTTAATCTTCGTAGTAAAACTGATAGGTGCTTCTTGATGAGTCATGTTTACTCCTGATTATTTTTGAAAGGGAAGGGCATATGGGGCGCTACCGCCGACAGCATAGCATGACGGTGCAACCATACACGACTGGCACATCGAACTGACGTTAGGAATAAACCTTTCATCACGGACAGAATCGGCAAACGAACCAAGCCAGTATGCGAGCATGTCTGGCGTGTAATGAATCAGTGAACGAGTAGCCGACACGTCGCCCTTACGGGACATGTAGTAGCAACCCAACAGGGGAGATACCCCACCGCGCTGACCCATAGCCACAGCGTACGTTCCTAGCTGTGTAGTTGATGCAGGTTCACGACTGCCTGTTTTCAAATCGCAGACAATCAGTTCACCTTCAGGATTAACAAACACCCTGTCAATGAAACCCTTAACGGCAACCTCATCCTTGCCCTCACGGGGCAGAGACACAGTGAATTCCCATTCAACGAACGGGACACCGTTGTCGGTATAGATTTCCCAACCGGATGTATCGCGCCACTTTACATAGTCTTCGACCATCTTGGGGCCATGATCGTTCCACCATGCAGCGTTCTCCTTATCGGGGTACGCTTTCGTTGCACGTCCACCTGCACGAATATCTTTCTTCGGATCAAGGTTCTCTGTAGCCTTGTCCCATGCACCCTTCCAGATTTCTGGAATAGTGTGTGCATCTCCAAGATCCCACCATTCTGCTGCGGTATGGAATGCTGTACCGCCGTAGAACCACCATGCGTCCCCTTCTTCTACCTGTAGGACACGAGTGAGTCGGAACTTTTCTCCGCACTGCTGGTATGTGTCGAAACTGCTGTAGGATACGTGGTTCCTACCTGTCAATTCTTTAAGTGTTGGCTTATCCATATCCGTAACGTAGCATGGTAGGCTGACATTGCAAGGACCGACAGTTTCTTGGGCGTGTCGTCGGCGTGTCGCCTTGACGGGGGACCTAAAGCTGATTAGACTGTCAGGGTGTTTGTATGTCGTAGTATAATTTATTATATATATATAATACTAATAGACCCGTGAGGGTCACAGACACACACCACAATGCCCTTTAAAGGCCCCTAGAAGGGCCGTACAACGACAAAAAGACCCCCACTGGTATGTCCAGTAGGGGTCGATCTGTCAGAGCCTTAGAATGGCTCTATAAGTTACTGCTCAGTAACATAGTGTTCTTGCTTAGTTCCCTTATCCCAACAGTCCCTAGCCTCTTTACGCCACAAAACCAAGTCACGCAAAGTATCCACCTTCCGACCACGAGTCGAAAGATAATAAGACAAACCAAGCTCCTTACCGCCATCAGTCCACGAAGCATGACGGACCAGACGCTGCCACGGATACCGCTTAGGCCAAGCATCACCAGCAACCTCACGGATAGCACACACCGTCTTAGCCGTAGCATCGATCATCGCAGGCGTGTACTCATCAACCTTCTTACCCCACACGGCATGTTCAATGCCCCAAATGAAATAAGAAGCCTGATCCTTAGGCACGTCAGCCTTAGGCCAAGGGCCACCAGTGCCGCTATGCCAAACAGACAACACCGAATTGATAATGACCTTGCCATCGGCAGTAGTCACACTATTGCAGTACGGCATAGATTCACCCGCTGCATTAGTCCAATCAATCGCGCCCTGATCCACACCAACCAGATCATGCACCATCACGCCACGCACACCACCAGACCACTGACGGCCACGCTTATCCCAACCCGGCTTAAACACCACATTGTTCTTACCAAGCCACTTAATAAGTGACTTCTTCACCTCAGCAGCAGTAGGTTGCTTCACTTCTCACCATCCGGGCCAGCATCAGACGGGTCAACAAACCCGTAAGTTTTCCCGTACCTTTTATCGGCAGGATTCAAAGCGTTAAGAGCCGGAACAATCGCAGAAGCCAGAGCCGCAATCGTCCACGTCTGCCACGCTGCGAAGTCTATCGACCCCAACTTCACCCACTCCGCAACCGCAAGCGTAACTACCACCACAGCAAAACTCTTCACTGCTGACGCAATCGGAGACCTTGCATACCATAGTTGCACCTTCTCAATAACAGACATGATGTCCCATCCTTCTACCTATTATCCAAATGCCACTCAATGTGACCATCAATCTTACTCTCAACATTATCTAACTTGCGCTCAATGCGATCCAGCGCATCACGGGTAGAACCACCACCGTTAGGACGAAACTCTTTAGACATGCCTATCTGTGAACGAATTATCCAAAGCAACGCACCCATGCACGCTCCAACAATCGAAATGATAGTAAACAGTTCGCCCGGAGAATCTAACCATTCAGGCATTACAACTCCCGGCACACGATAATGGCTACGCCACCGAAACCAGAAGCGTTACGTGGAGGAGAAGTTTGCACAAACTGTACATCCTCAACAAGCACAGTAAAAGACTCACCGCCAACAAGATCCTGCAAAATAACAGGAACACCAGTCAACAATGCAGCACGCAAAGCCTGATAGCGAGACAAGCCACTACCGCTAGCACCAGACTTATTACCGAAACGATCCTGCTCATTATCGAAACACAGCAAAGGCAAACGCCACTGCTGTTTACGAGTCACCGCAGGAAGAGCTTTAGTTTGCCAACCTCGAAGAGTTGGACCCTTAGTAGAATCAGTGCTAGAACGGGTAAAAGAAAACTTTGCAGAAAAGTATTCGACAGGATCAGTATTGCTAAGACCAAACTCTGCCGTACTAGAAGAACTCAACGTGTACAAAGAAGTTGGATCATTATCAATATCTAGAGAAGAGACAGCGATAGTTCCGTCAGTTGTAGTTCCCTTAACTGACATGAGTTGAAAAGTTTTAGGTTCAAGAGTGCTGTAACGAATCTTTGAAGTAACAAGTTCACCAGTAGCAGCAAGAACAGTTGTACTAGACTGATACACACCACTAGCGTTAATACCAATAATCACTCTGTCAGTAGTGCCAAACATGTACACGGCATCGACATCGCCAGTAACACCAGTATCAACGTCGTTAGCCCAAGCGCAACGACCAGCATCATCCATTTCAGAAAGATCAATACGGATACAACCAGCAGTACCGTTACCCACATCAGACGCACCAACGTAAATAAAACGGTCATATGCTGCAATATCGCCATACACTGTACTGTTTGAGTAAGTTAAAGGACCAAACGTGACAGTTCCATCAGCAGAAACAGTACCGATACGCACACCGGAGCTAGTAACAATAGTAATAAAAGCCCCAAGATACACGCGGATACCCTTAATTACTTCACCGTTAGGCATCTCTGCAACAGTCACGGGAGAAGAAAGAGGAGTAGCAACCCCAGTATTGGAAACAGAAAAGCTGTAGATAGCTGATCTAGAACCACGGTAACCAGCAGCAAGAATTGCACCCGGAGCAGCAGTGACAGAAGTCCACGTCCATCCACCTTCACCGGCACAAATCTTATCTGTACTCGCACCGCTAGTAATCACAGCAAAAGGTGCGCTACCAGTAGCGCGACCAAGAGGGAGCGCATACAAGTCTGAACCAAAAGCTGCAATAATACGTTCCTTAACCCACCAGCCGTACCCAGCACCAAGAGCATGAGTCCACTGTTGAGTAACCGTAGAACCACTAGCGTTAGAAATATCAATACCAGTAGAATGAAAACCCAGAACAGCGTTACCCGTACTAGCAAGAGAAGTAGGTGCAGCAGTCCAGCCAGTGACAGCAGAAACAGTCGTGCCATCCCAACGCTTCACCTGTGTACTCGCTACACCAGTACCAGTCAAACCATAAATGTATGACGTACTGCCATCATCAGCAGACACAATATCTGTAGTACCAACACTAGTGAAACCAGAAACAAGACTCATAGCAGGAAGCAGGGTTGCTTCACCCGGAGTCCACACATCCACACCGCGAGAAGAATAAAACTTGCGCAAAACGCGCGCATCCTGAAGGCTCTGTTGTGCCTGATTTGCTTCAAAAAATAGTTGACCAGCGCCACAACTAAAATCTCGTTGCGAACGAATCCACCATCCAGTAAGAGTTTGCTCTCCCGGATCATCCCTATTGTCAAACTGTTGCTTGTTTACTTGAACAAAAGAGCGAATCATCTGGTACTCGTCTGAAGCGACAGACAGAAAAGGCTTACCCGCTACAGCCCACTCATACTGAAATCCACTATTAGACCACAGGCTACCGGAGGAAGAAGTAGACGAGTAGCCTATACCAAATACTGGATCTTGACTGATATCAACTGTTGTCACTATGCCGCCTCGTATGTGCCCGTAGCGGTAAAGAAGTCGGCGTTAGCCCACGCAGCAGGCAAGGTACTTCCAGCCTGAAGCGTAGTACCAGCGTCACCGTATCGAATAGCAATAATCGTGGTACCCGAAGCATTAATCTGACCGATAGCTCGGTAAAAGTTGCCCGCACATAAAAACTGCATAGCAACAACTTGCTGAGTCGATGATGCTGCCGTCACGGGAAGCGCAATGCGGTAGGTGCCGGTACCGACAGCCCTGCTCGCGCCACCAAAAGTTATTTGGGCACGGAAATGCACGATCTTGCCGATCTGAATGTATGCGCCCACCGCTGTGCCACCAGTCCCCAAAGTCGGGTCAGTGGTTGAGGCAGTCAAAGTTGGGGTGTACGAAGTCCATGTTGCCGAAGCCGAAGCAGAGTTTGTTAAATCAAGAGAACCGGAAGCCGGATTACCGGAGGCATCAAACTTGAGAACCTGCTGGGCCGTACCAGTGACAAATGTTGGAGTAGAGGTACCGTTACCTACAGTCACACCTTTTGATGTCAAAGTTGCTAAACCAGTACCACCATTAGCAACAGGAAGTGAACCAGTCACGGCAGTAGTCAAAGGAATTGCAGTCAACGTATTGGTAGAACCACTAATGCTTTTGTTGGTCAAAGTGTCGGTGGTATTTGTTCCGACAAGAGTTGTTGTGGCATCAGGAATAGTGACCGTACGGTCAGCGGTAGGATCGGTAACTGTCAGCGTGGTCTCAAAAGCGTTGGCAGTAGCGCCCTCAAAAATAATAGTTGCAGCAGTATCAAGAATCAAAGAGGTGCCGACAGCGGGGGACGTCAACGTCTTATTGGTGAGAGTCTGAGTAGTATCCGTACCAACAAGAGTAGTCGTAGCGTCAGGAATAGTAACTGTACGGTCGGCAGTAGGATTAGTTACCGTCAACGTAGTCTCAAAAGCGTCAGCGGTAGAACCCTCAAAAACAATAGCCGCACCAGTATCAAGGATTAGAGAAGAAGTAACAGTAGGAGAACTGATCGTAGGAGAAGTAAGAGTTTTATTCGTCAACGTCTGCGTATCCGTAGTACCCACAACAGAACCAGTAACACTATGCACACCAGTAGAAGCATTAACGTGAGCGTTAGCCTCATCAAAATCACGGGCAGACACACCCAGTTTAACTGTAGCGCCAGCAGTATGGGACACGGCAGTAGTGGTATCAACGCCACGAGTAACAGTAAACGTCATTGTGCTGGCACTACTAGTTGTTGCGCTAACCTCACACAACTCCTCCTTACCTGCAACACCATCATCTATAAGAATGGTAAAAGGAAAAGTAGCAGGGTATCCCGTTGCTAAAGCAACAGTGATACTAAGATCAGTGTTGTTGATGCTTGAAGAAAGAGTAGTAGAAACAGCATTAGAAGAATAATAACGGCGAGCCACGGGTTACCTCCGGTAATGAACAGGTGTCGGATACTGGTTACGGAAACGGTCAATCTCTTCAGAAAGCCGTTGCTGATACAGTGCATAAATAGTACGGGCAACAGTAGAACCGGAACCCGGCTGACGCTTCTCATCAAAGAAACCAGCAGCTACAGAATTCTGATCAAGAAGCGAAGCATCCACGGCAGACAACAGTTTCGCTACAGCTCCAAGAACAACCACGTCACGACAAGAAGCAGGCAAACCAGCAGTAGTTTCAAGAGTGTCAGAGCCAGAAGATAACCCAGAAGGGTCCTTAAAATAGTTCACCTGAACCGTACGCCCCGGCGTGATCGAATCAAAAATGTCAACCGTTTTACCCGTAGGCCACTCAGTAGTATTAGCAACCTGATTGTACGTCCACCGCTTAGCCTTCTGCCACAAACGAGAAGGACCAACAACCTGCCACGACACCTCAGACACAGCATCCACATCAGCAGGCAAAGCGTACGTAGTACGCGGTGCAACAAAAGAAAAAGTAGTATAAGACGGAACTTGAATTTGCCTACCAACAGCATTAATAGTGTTATTTAGTTGAACCTTCACCTGACTACGGGGAAACAGTGGAGTGAACGTCACCTTAGAATTGATTACGTGAGAAGCTGCAGTAGTACCATCTATGCCACGTCCCCAAGGGGCAAGAGCAACAGTAGAACCAGTAATCGAATCAACAAACACCAGCTCGTCATCAATCTCTACACGGCCCATGCCGACCCTTGCACCATTGTTTACGCTCAGCGTAATAGCGGAAGAATCGAGAGCAGCAGTCAACCAAGTTGTCTGTTCCTGATTACGCACATAGCCATGCAACATGGTTAATGCGTCATCAATAAGGTTATTGAATGTAGTCACAGAAACTCCTAAACCGTTTCAATCAGATAGCCGTAACCGGCAGCAACAAGATCATCGTATTCAGTTTGGGAAAGTTCATACTCATGCCCACCCAGATAGTACGAGTCAGCCTCTTCAAGCAGAAGAACATCAGGGAAATCAATCTCATCCCAAGTACCATCAGTCTTAACTAGACTGATGCCACGGCGGTTACCATGCCACCACAAGGCGTATGGTCTACCCACCTTTTCTTCCACTGTCGGTGGTCGAAGAATGTACGTCACTCTTCTACAATTTCTACAGCGCCAACCTCAACTAAAGTAGTTAGAAGTTCGATCTCCGTGAGATCGTCAGTAACGTACTCGCCAGCCTCAATGATCTTCTTGGGCAGCGGGGCAATGAGGAACCTGAGTCCGTTATGAAGTACGCGCATCACGATCCTCCGCTGGTCGAGAAGGAGTAGGTTCCAGCCGGTCCCGTGCCCACCGAGTTGGTGGCGGTGACTATAACCTGATATCCGACGTTGCCTTCACGCCAGCGCGGTTGAGCGCCAACCCCAGCGGCGTCAGGGGCGACCCCGTGGCTGGCGGCCTCCGCGATGCTGTAGGAAGTCCCGGCCTGAGAGGAGGTGACCAATGTGATTTGCGGAGTCACGTCACCAGAGTCATTGCTCACGTACTTGTACGTGATTGAGTAGGACGTGATCGCAGCGCCGCCATTAGCCGGAGCAGTCCACGAGACTACCGAGGCGCCGGAGCCGATGACGGTAGTAGCATTAGTCTGAGCAAACGCAGAAGGAGCAGAAGGAGCGGTTGCTGCGGTTACAACAACAGAACCACTCGTACCATAAGAACCCGTACCGACAGAGTTAGTTGCAGCAACACGATACGTGTACGTACCATTTGCCTGCGAAGTCAAAGTAGCAGTCGCGTTAGTAGCATTAGCATCAGTATCAGTCTGAGTGGTCCAAGTTGTTCCGTCAGGAGAACGCTGAACAACATACGCAGTAATAGCCGCTCCCCCGTTAGCCGGAGCAGTCCACGTCACAGTCACAGTAGAACCAGAAGCCGAAGCAGAAACACTAGTCGGAGTACCCGGAGCAGTCGCAGCACTAGCAACAGAATACGCTGCCGCAGCAGCAGCAACATCCCTTCCCGAAGTACCAGCAAGTTTATTCAACACGCCAGCAAGATCCAAACCAGACGTGCTATTCACCTTATTCAAAGCACCCACAAGAGACAAACCAGTAGTAGAAGCAAGCACGTTAGCCGCCTTAGTAGCAGTCAACGTAGGCGCACCACCAACAATAGTGCCAGCCTTAACGTTCAAAGACCTAACAAGAGTCATTAGAATTTTACCACCGTATCTGTCTTAGGGGAATAATGCGCTCCATTAGAAAACGTGTTCGTAGAAGCATCAAACGCTGAACCAGCCTTCTCACTAACTTCCATAGCCTTACGAATCTGAGAAGTCTTAGTCCCAGCAGGCTGCACCCCAGCAGCCCTAGCGTCACGATACAAATTAAGTTCTTTATCCCATCGCTTCTGCTTAGTCGCATCCTGACCATTAGCAGAATTACAGTACGCAATCTTAACCCCAGCACCACGCAAACATTCCGAATACGAAACATGATCTTTCGTTACACAACCAGTCCTACAAGCCATAACCAAATCCTTTCCCTAATGCCCGCAGGGGCCACAGCCAAAATATGCTGTGACCCCCACGGAACATCAACTATCAGGTGTTGTTGATTGAAGAAGTAGCCTCAATGCGGTACAGAGCCGCCTCGCGGTAACGTGCCCAACCAAGAACGCCATACCATCCGATTGGACGGTGACGCATCAACTTGTCAACAACCGGACCCACAACGGTGTGCGGCTCTTCAGCCACAGCCTCAGCGAGAGCCTGCTTGCCAGCAAGAATCGTACGGAACACGCGAGTGGTGGACGAAGCACCATCAAGCGCCTGATACATGCGCGGGGTCTCAACAAAGTAAGCACCCTCATATGTACCAATGAATCCCGGCCAGAAATTTTCTGACGCATCGTACTTGTGCAGGTCTTGGAATCCACCTGAACCAGTCTCTGCACGAAGATCGTGCGAAACCTCAGGGTGAATGTAGCAAGCGTAAAGCGAGCCAAGACGAGGCACAGCAAGACCAGCACGCAACTTAGCAACAGCCTTACGGATGTCAGCAGTAGCGATGATATCGTCAGAACCAATCGTTGCCGTAGTAGTAGCATCAGTAGCGCCACCCGTACCAAATAGTACGTTCGTGCCCTGACGTAGGACACCCATTGCAACAGCGTCAAGCGAATCTGCAAGGTTGTATGCAATGATATCGGCAGCAGCCGGATCAACATCAGACAACGAGAAAAGACCCAACTTGCGGGTAAGCAGTGCGGCGTTACCGTACTCGTTAAGAGTAACGGTCACAGTGCTGGTGTTAGAAATCGCAACCGCATCAGGGTCAACGTTTTCCGTAAGAGTTGAAGTAGCCTGAGCCAGATCAGAGTACAGTTGGAATACAACTGACGAACCGGGCATAGCCTGCTGCACAGGGCGCTTGTCTGCAATATCACGGACGAGCGGCTGCGAACGAAGAGCCATCTCAACATATCGATCATATGCTGCCTGCACGACGTTAGTCATACCAGTCTGGTTAGAGATGGTCGCTGTACCTGTAAAGGTATTAGCCATAGTTGTTCACCTTCTTTCGATAGAAATGTATGTGTGAATCAGGGATTAGTAAAGAGACGGACCCTGTTCGTTACCAAAAATAAGCCGATTCAATTCGGCGGGATTAGCCGCTGCACGAATCTGTGCCATCAACTGCTCCTCGCCACCCGGAACATCCTCGCCAATCGACAAAACGTCAGACATGCGAGAAGCGTTAGCTGGTGGGATAACCGTGTTAGGAGCATCATTCTGCTGTTGCGACGGGGCACTTGTGACCCCAGCAAACACGTCAGCACGCTCTTCAACCCAACGGTTAATATCATCAGCGTTACGCAAATCCGAAGGAATCAAATCTGCAATCTTAGGATTCAATCCACGAGCGTTCAAAACATCTGCGACACTTCGCGTACGTTCACCAGATCGGAAGTGATCAAGTTCCTGATCCTGCTCCTTCAGCTTTTTCTGTGCAGCTTTCAAAGCAGAACGTAATTGCTTAATACCGTCAGAATCATTCATGTCCTGATCGTCATCTTCGTAGTAATCCATGATGTGTAATACACCCTTTCGCTCATTAGTGAGATCGCAACCCACAACCATGACCGGGGAGTCTTGGCAGGCTGTTGCTACCGGACTTGTGGCGCACATCGGGGCCGGTAGATCCGATGTGGAGTGGAGCATCACGGAATCGAACCGTGGTCCTACTGACTACCCTCGTGGGGTTCTAACAGTAGTCGATACCTTCATGCCCCCGAAACCTACAGGTTTCGATTAACGTTCAAAGAACCTTGCCTAACACCAGACGTTCCACCGAAACGTGCCCGCTCACGTTCAGCACGCTTCTGCGAAGCAAGAACAGACTCAACATCACCGTACTGTGCAGAGACAGCCTCAGTAGACTTGTATGTAGTATCCTGCTCAATACCGGCAAGCGTGTCCTGACTTCTAGCAATAATTGCCGCCTGCTTCATCTTCGTTACAACATCAACATCAGCGGAAGCAAAATTGTCTCCACCATACATAGACTGCGTATCGGAAGTCAGCTTCGCAAGCTCGCCAGCATCAAGATTAAAACCTTCCTGAGCTGCACGAGTAGCAAGAGTCACGCCACGTAGAAGATCGTTAGCCTTCTTGTCAACAAGAGGCTTAGTAGTAGCAGGGTCAAGAAGAAACGCCAACTGGTAGTTTGAATCAATACCATAGTTCTCTTGCAAGGCACGCTTGTACTCTTCAGGGGCGCTAGCCAAAAGATTTTCAGCCTGAACAAGCCGGTCTCGAACCTCATTTACTGAAGTGTCACCAAGCATAAACTGTCCAAGCTTATCTGGGCTAGTGAAAGCGTTAGCTGCATCACCCAAATACTGCTTAATAGTGTTCGTGTAAGATATTTCAAGAGCGCGATACTCACGCTCGTCACGCACAGCACCGCTGTCGTAAGCGTAAGTAAATGCAGGGTAACGAGTCTGGTACGATGCAAAACTACGCATAGTGTTCAGCACGATAATCTCAGGGGGAGCGCCCTTATATGTAACAATAAGCTGATTGAGTTGTCGAAGCTCGTCAGCAGTAATGTCTGGGATAGCTTCCTTAGCAAGCTTACGCCAACTGCGAGCAATAGTTTCGTAGTTCTCAGCCATCAGAAACCAACCCCAAACGTACTAGAAATAAGGGCAGCCAAATTACCGTTAGCACGCCTACCGGCAGAAGTAGCCTGCCACCTCTCGTCAGCAATAGCATCCTCTTCCACCTTCCACAAAGGAGTAAGAGTGTGCTTATTAGCAGAGTCAGTCTGCCTCAAAGCCGAAGAAAGAAGACGGTCATTAAGATTTATTTCACTAGCGTCAAGCTCAAGAGTGTCAGCAATAGTTTGTATGTAAGGACTCGCGGCAGATCGAACAGTAACAAAAGAAGTACCCTGCCAACCAATCTCGTTAGCCAAAGCAGGATACTTAGACTTGGCTTTCTCGCCAATCTCCATATAGATGTCGTTAGGATTCACGCCAGAATTAGGATTAAGAATTTGTAAAGCCTTCATCCGATACCATTCATCCGTGTAACGGACACCACTGTCTTCAGCATAAGTTTGCAACGTGTCGTAAGCAAGCTTAGCATTACCTCGAAGATCACCCGAACGCTCAGACAATCCCTTAAAATTCTTGATACCCTCGCCAGTCATATCTGAACCAGTAACAAGAGCAGACGTAAGCTCCTCATCAGACCAACCACCATACTCAGCCAAGCGAGCCAAACGATTCTGCTGTTCGGGAGTAACACTTACCCCAATAGCGGCGGCGGCAGCAGCAATACGAGTCCTCGCACGAGGCATAATCTCGTCAGACCAAGTAGTGTCACCAAAAAATTCTGCCTTATAAGCAGAACGGTACGACTGGCTACTCTTAGTCCACCAAGAAGTATTCTTCAAACGAGCAAGGAAAGCATTATCAGGGAGGTTCGCGCCCTGAGACGCAGCCCACTTAAACAGCTTAATAAGACTATCGTCACTAGCAATCATGTCACGGGCAAAACCGTAATCCTCGCCAAGTTTTCCAAGATTCAGAGGATCAACATTCTTTTCAGCCATAATTAACCCAACGCTCCCATAAACAAGTCAAGATATTTAGTGGCAGCCTGATACTCTGCTGCACCCTCCTGCTGTAATGCGTAATCTTCAGCAAACAACTCAGCGTTAACGCCACCAGATCGCGTATTAGTAGAACCAGTCTGAGTAACAACAGTAGGGTTACCCTGCTCCTCAGCTCTCAAAGCAGTAGTAAACTGTTTGACCTCTTCTTCTGTGGCAGAACGACCCAGATAGCCTTTCAAAGAAGTGTCAACAAGCTTGCGTGCAATCTCCGGTTGAGTAAAATCGTATGTTGAAACCGTTGAAGCTCCACCAGAAACTGAACCGCTACCGCTAGTGCCAGAACCGTCTTGACCATCTTTAGCAAGATTGCCCATAATGCTAAATACGTCAGCACCACTTGAAGCAGCACTAGTAAAAGCGCGAAGCCAGAAAGACGAATACCATGAAGGATCAACCTGCTCCGCAGTCTTACCGTAGTAAGACAAAGCAGCCATCTTGACATAGTTACGTTCATCATCAGTAAGATAACCCGGCTTATCCCACAAAGCTAACGCTTGATCATCTTGACTATAGTCAGGGTCAGTTAGGTAAGTCTTCGATGATGGAGCCCACCCACCGTAGCCACCGTAGTTAGGCAGCTGAAAGATGGTTACGGTTTTAGAATCTCTGGATGAGGAACCTGTCTGAGAGGAACCAGAACCAGAAGCAGCAGCAGCACGCTGACGCTCTAATTCTTTCTCGAATTCAGTTTGAGGAGGAGGAATTGTCTCTTCTGCTTTAAAAGCCATTATCTACCTCCAAAGGGTGATATGCCAATTTCAGGAGGATCATATTTCCTGTCAATTATTGGCTTAAGAATTTGATCAACAAAGAAAATGATATTAGAATTTTCTCCGGCAATATAGTCAAGCTGTTGAGAAAGTTCAATCTTCAACATTCTCTTGCTCTCATCATCTTTATTAGTAGTGCCAGAGATAGAATTAATTAGAGTCTTATACTCATCAAAAATAGTTACCGCAGCACGCATAGAATAAACAGTTGGATCAATAGGCTTACCGCGCTTATTAAAAATGTATTCAAGCATAGGCTTGATTTCGTTTTCAATCATTCTCTCGCGGGCATTATTGCTAATTGTTACCGACTTGTCCTGAAGCGCAGGATACTCAGCTTTAATAGCGTTGCTTCTGGAAGTCCACGCAGACTCTCGTAGTTTTACTTCGTTCCAAGCAGCATCAATATCAGTCTGGTTCCCAGTTTGCATAGCAGCATAATACTTATTGTTTGCGTCAGCAATACTGCTCTCAGCCTCATCGCGCTCACCGTAGTAAACAACCTCACCGCGAATAGCCTTAGCCTTATTGTATACTTCTTCGATACTCTTAGGAATCTTTAAACCAGCCCTGATAAGCCATCTAGCTTGATCAGCATCATACTCTCCGACACGAGGCATCAAGAAACTAGCAGCAGTAAGATGATTGTCTACAAGATCCTTGTTTTCTTGGGACCAGATAGCACCCTCACGGGTAGCAACAACGGTAGTCAAATTGTTCAAACTATCGAACTGATCATTAGAACCAGTAGAAGAAATAGTAAACGGAACAGCATCCAAACCAAAAGTTTGAACATACTTAACTAGTGCATCACCAACGGGATTCTGAGAATCGTTTGCAGACTCTACGCGAACAATTTCTCTAAAAGCAGAATCAATATTAAGAATGCCACGCTCACGCGCATAGTCACTCACGTTGTTTGCGGTTAACTGCGGGCTAGCTGGGAGCAAGAAAGCTCCACCAAAACGTACGACCATAAGACTACGAACAAGAACGTTCATTCTGGCGCGGAAGTCTGTATCCTGCTTAGTGTTGTAACCCTGATATTCAGAAGTAATGTTACCCACAAGAATATCAAGCATTTCAGGACTGATCTGATCCTCAGGAATAGAAGAAGAAGGCATAGAGCCAAGCTGTCCCTTAACGTTGCCTTGAGCATCCAAGGCAACAAAAATATCACGATCAAGAGAGCGAACTTCAGCAGCAAAAGTACCATCCTCAAGCTGTATAACTCTATCGACCATAGCTGTTGGGGGAGGCATGGAACCGGCGGCAGCAGCAATCTGGATAGCGTCCTTATACACTGAAGCATAAGCAGACTCGCGTTCGTCACTACTGAACAGATTCAAAGCCCTAGTAATGTGACCACCGAAAAGAGTCTGCCAGAAATCTGTACCCTCACCGTATTCACCGATAAGAGCCTGCTCTAAGGAACGCAGAGCAGGGAAAGCGTTCATAACGCTTTTTACTGCAATTCCAGAAAGAGGACTAGAGTAAGTAACAATGTTTGATTTAACATCAAAAGAAGGTGCAAGCATTGTTACTTTGCCACGCAACTCGTAGCTTGAAGGACCAAGATCCACAGTATCAACGTTGAAAAACTTTGCAGACGCAGCCGCTACGAGACTCATTGCTATAGCGGAACCGGGGTAGACAAAATACTTCTGCCCGTTCTCGTCCTTGAAAACAAAACCTGTATCGTCAAGAAGATCGTAAACTAGGGCAGCTTTCCAAATACCAACAGGATAGTTCTTAGCAACACGCAGGAACCTACGAGCAAAGTCTTCTGTCGCACGATAGTATCGCGCAACGTTACGAGTGTTATATGCAAGCATAGTCCGGTTCATGGGGTTATCCGTGTAAGACAGAACCATGCCGTATGCACGATCTGTGGCTATCTTGCCTGCCTGCTTACGGGCAAACTCAGGACCAAAATCTTCAGCTAACCGCTCCTCGTATGGGCGCAGAATCTTGCGCTCACGAAGGTAATGTGCAAAAAAGAGAGGCTCACGCGATACGCGAGCATACTGCTCACCCATCCAAGACCAAATCTTATCAAAAGCACGCATGTCCGTAGCTGTAGGAATCTCGTTAACCTCACGGCCAAGAACTCCAGTAGGTCGTTGATTAGGCGGAACATCCATAAGGTCTTGAGTTCTAAGAACTGTAGAAGTTTCTCCACCCTCACGTGTTAAAGCAGCTACAGTACGCTCACCAGTAGTGCCGTCAAGAGGAGCAATCCTATTCCATAGAGAAGTGTTCAACTTTCCGTCAGGACTACTGAACATAGCACGAACGTCAGAAACGTAACGGCGAGCAAAATCTTCAGGTGAAGCATTCATCTGGTAGAAAGCAGCAAAACGTTCTTTGTAACGGAACTCTGTATCCTCACGGATAGCTTTAGCAATAAGAGGGATAATCTCGTCATCTGATTTATCCAAGTTAGCGATAGCAATCTTGCCAATGATTCCGTCATACTCTGCTGTGCCAATAATGTTACGATGCCAGTAAGTAAAACGTAGAGGATTATCTCCACCAAGTTCAACAGTGGTAAACTCGCCACGAGGATACATGATTCTAGAATTAACTACACCATTAGCAGCATCATTCGCTAGCGAAGCACCATCATCATATAGTGTTCCAAAAGAAGGAACACCACCCATTACACCAAAACCAGAAACTTCACCAATCTCATCAATGATCTTAGCGCCGTTTTCAGTAACAAAGTCAATAAGATCATCAGCCTGTTTTGCTGTTATCCCAGTAAATCGTTGACGCATCATAGCAATAGCAACAAGCTCACGCATCTTCTTAAGATCACCATCACGCATAGCTTGCGCAGCAGCAACCTTATCTGCCTCATCAAAACCATCCTTGATGATTGACCATACGGCGTTATCTGAAGGGTTACCAGTTAGCTCAACCGTCTTCTTCTTGCGGCGAGTAAGACGATTAACTACACCAAGTCGGCTGACAAGCTTCTCTGCATTTGAGGAACGTCTAGTGTAACTAGGGCGGGACTCTCTGAAAGCAGTAGTAAACCTGCGACCACGATAAAGATCCATGAAGCGACCCTCAGTAATCGCATACATGCTAAAATCTTCAATCGTGTTACGCACAAAATAGCGGGGGCCAGCAAGGTTTGAAAGTGACCAGAAATCAACAAAACCTTGAGCAATTTTACCGTTAGTAGCACCGTACAAGCCACCAAAAATACTAGCCTTTACACCGTACTCTTCATATTTGGCGAAGCTTGGCATAGCCACGTTGTCTGAAGTCTGCCACAAGTGCAAAGGAAGATCCTGATTACCAAACAAACTGTTTCGTGTAGATACAGTGTCGTCAATACCTGCAACGAAACGGTTTGTGGTACGCAAATCTGAAAGATTTATTTCTATCTCAACTTCACGAGTAATACGCATGTTGCGCATATCCTCGAAAGTCACCTTTCCCACAGGGATAGGCTTACTAACAACCTTGCCAGTGACAGTAGTTGTTGTTCTAAACAACTTCGGGTTTTCACCTAGCATACGGGTAATCGTGTCCTGAAGTTGCCGGTCAATAACCGCCTTAGAAGCAGCATCAGATACGTTGTATTCACCGTACAAGGCTTCATCAAAGTTTTCAGCACCCAAGGTATTCTTATCTACACCTTGAAATTCCTTACGAATAACCGTCTCACCAACAGTGTCTGCACCCTCAATAATTTCTGTACCGTCAGCGCCAGTGCGACGCAAAACAGTAGGAGAATACGTTGCTCCACGACGAAGTTCAGGAACAATCCTGTCAAGAACACCAAGACCAGACTTATTTACATACTGGATACCCTTAACGGCAGCGGTAGAGCGCATCAACCCGTTATAGATGAGCTTACGTTCAGCCTCATTAGCGGCATTACGCCAAGCATCAGCAATAAATGTTGCATGATAGCGGGGAACAAAAGCTCTAGCCCAGTCATAAACCTTCTTAGCGTCCCGACCATCGACAAGAGACAAGGTGCGTGCCAGAGGAGCTTTAGCAAACCTGCGTCCAAGGCGATCAAGTCGTGCAGAAATACTTCTGTCACTGTAACGGTAACCAAAAGCTTTAGAATCCTCTAGCAAACTACTCTGCAAACGAGGCTGAACGCCTACACGAGCAGTGTAAGCGTTTATTCCTTCGCCAGAGATAAGAGTAGAAGCAACATCAAGACCCTCAGCTTTAGTGCTTCCAGTAGCGGAAGGAAACTCTTCATCAAGCTGTTTAGCGAAACGATTATTGATAGGATTGTGCATAGAAATAATTTGTCGAACACGATTCGACATTACACCAGCAACAGTCTTACCCGGAAGAAGAGGACGACGACGTGCATTTTGAGTGTTGCTCATCATTTCTGAGAACCAAGGGTTAGTTCTAGCTGCACGACCCTCAATTATTTCAACAGTTTCAAACCCACCCTTAAACCATTCTTTAGCGGTGTCAGCGTCCTTGACACCAGCCTCAATCATCGAATCCATCATCTTCGGTGTAATATAGTTTCCGTACTGTCGTGCCATAAGGTCGCGTGCAAGCGCACGCTTGCCCGCATCTAAACTCTTTAGGTTTTCAGCATCACGACCAAAAGCGTCAAAGAAAGTTTTTGTGCGACGGTACTTAAAAGCCGCGTCAACGCCCACTTCAGTGGAAAGCTTTACCAAAGCGTAACGGCTAGCCCTGAAAGCAGCATTAATTTTTGAACCAATAATTGTTGGATCAAGAACAAGAGTTGAAGTAAGGTTGATTGCGCCAGCGGCAACATCGTAAACTTGATTTTTTCTAAGCTCATCAGGTAGAACGGAAAGCGCAAGCATTCCCACGTTACCCACGTTAGCCGTGTTAACTAGACGGGCAAGTTCAAGAACGCGAGGATCAGGATTGTCGCTGTAAATTAAGTTACGCACAATAGACTGTTGTGGAGTACCAGCGTACTCTGCAATAAACCTACCATTAGGGTCAGGTTGCCCGTCGCGACGTAGTTCTTCCCATCGAAGAATAACATCAACAACTGCCTTAGCGTCAAAGTTTGGGTCAGTGTACTCACCAATAAGTTGATTCAAATAGTTCTGATCATAGTTGTCTTTACTAACCTGTGACCAGTATTCTTCAACGTTACCAAAAGGAGAAAGACTACCTTCAGAGTATCCTTTAAGCTGTGAAGCAACAAACTGTTGACCCTTGTCGCTAACCCAAAGCAAACCATTAAAAACTTTATTGATACTCTCGAAAGATTGGTTCCAAGCATTCTCAATCGGTGAACGTTCTCTACCCGCTTCAGCAGCTAGCTCTGCTAGCTTTGCCGGAATAAAGTCAAAGAATGCTGCACGTTGCACAACGGGCATAGAAAGAATAATATTTCGTGCGTAAGTCTCATCATTAGGATTGTTGGTTATTGCTGTCCACGCATTATCTAATTCCATCAAATTGATAAGGTTACGGGCATCTTTCTCGTCCATATCGGAACCTACGATTGCTTTAGCAATAGTAGGGAAACGTTCAAGAGAAGAAGGCACAGCGGCAGCAATAGCGTTAATAGCACTAATTTTGCGGTAGCGAAGCAAGGCAGATTGTTCGCGTGCATTAGGGACAGAGTTCTGTCCAGAATTGTAAAGGTCAGCATACTCAGCGTTAAAAGCTATAGTATCTTCGTACTTCTGATCCTTTATCCTTCTAGCGATTGCCCCACCGGGAGAAAAATCTTCCTGCGGAGTAATGTCTCTAGTGACTACAGTCTCAGGATCAACGTATCCCGCAGCTTCGCTGGGGAACAAAATTTCGGTATCAGAAAGTCCACCGTCTGTTCTTGCTAGTTCTCTCACTACCAGCCCTGCTTAAGAGCCATGTTGTAAAACATTCTCAAAGAACCAGAATCGTCGTATGGGAGAAGTTTTTCCAACGTTTGAAGGACAGTACGGTTACCGCTAGAAGTAGCATCAGGACCAGAACCTGCACCAAAAGGCATGCCAGCCGTCAACGGCTCGTCGGGGCGCTGAGTGGGCGCAAACAGTGGGGTGACAGTATTGGACGTGGGAGCCATCTGACGAGCTGTAGGGGCCACTCTAGGGGCTTGTGGGGTACGTGCAGCTTTGCTCATAGGTGCAGAAGTTTGCAAGTCCATGTTCTCCTTACCTTCCCCATACTGGTCACCGGAAATCCAGCGGGCAGGCTGACCTCCATCGGTACGTTGAGACAAAGCACCCGGACCAGACACGGGAGCCGGATTAGCAGGAGTACGGGAACCACCCTGACCATTAGCCATTACTCGCCTCCCTCACTCAGCTTCTTAATAATAGAATCCGCGTCCGTCATAAACTCGATCTTGTCAATAGTTTTCGCATCACGACCAGCCTCGCCAAGAGCGAGACGGTTCATGGAATCAAAAAACTCTGACGTAACCGTAGCCATACCAGAGGCATACTTGAACACGGCGGCAACAGTGTCATTGTTAGTCCAAGGCGAAGCCTCAACAATGTCTGTTTCTTCAGCCTCTTCGGTTTCCTCAAGAATATCTTCATCTTCATAGTCCATTAGAAACCTCCGCATCTACCATTTAACTTTATCGGCCCAGTACGCCGCAGACATTTTGCCCTTAGCAATATTACTAGAATGACGAGACTTAAAAGACTCACGACGTTTACGGTACGACTCCGACTCACCAGCCTTACGGGGTGAACCAGACACCCCCTGCTGGCCGAAACGAATCGTCTTAACCTGCGTGCCCTCTTTAGCAACCACAACATGAGACTTAGTAGGATGGCTAGGGGTACGCTTCGGCTTATTGTACCCGGAAACACCAGCACGCTCAAGCCTAGAATCCTTAGCCATCACTTACCCTTCCGAACAGCACGACCAACCGACTTAGCCTTAGGTGTGTTAGCAACAAACTGTTTACCAGCTCGCGTGCCCGCACGCTTCTTATCACTAGTAGCCTTATATTCGGCAGCAGACAAACGACCAATAGCCTTCTTAGGAAGGTAACGTTCCCCAGTAGCCTTGGGTCCCTGAGTGGAAGGCTTACCAGACTTGGTTCCCCAGTCTTCGCCAGTCCACTTCTTCAAACTTTTTTGGCTCTTACTGGGAGGGCCTGTATAGCCACCCCCAGCCTTCTCGTACGCTTGAGCCAGTAGTTGTGCTTTGCGTGCAGACCATTGACCGGGGTTGCCACCTTTAGAACCAGACATGATCTGATTCTTTAACCGTTCCCGCACTGCGGGTTTTGAGTAGCGACCCTTATCCATTGCCCTTTGGAACTCTCTTACCGGCGGGCATGACTACATTCCCTTTCGGGGCTTAGGCTTAACAGTCTTAATAACCGTAGGACGCTTTGCAGGCTTCTTAGGCTGCATACCCATATTCGGCTTCTTCATACCGGGCTTCATGTTGTACATAATTACTTTCCCATCCTTACAGTCTTAGTAGGAAGAGGCGTAGGAGCGTTACCGCCCTTAACACCAGTCTGCTTCACAGGGGAACCACTAGTTCCCTTAATGCCGGGAGAACCCTGACAATTACACCATGCACACATAATCAGCCCTTCGGAGTATTCTTCATTTTGCCGCTGTACTTAGCGGCTGCCTTCTTGCCAGCAGCAGAAGGCTTAACAATACGTTGACTAGTAGTAGTTTTTGGAGAAACAGTTCTTGATTTTCCGGCATAGAACCTACTCATTCCAGCCTTTCCACCGGGACCGTTTAAGGAACTAGAGGCTTTACGCTCAGGCTTAGTAGAATTTCTGTTTGTACTTAACTTTTTACCAGTCTCTGCTTTAGTCATTCTTCCGTATACCTTGTTAGGGATATACATTTCTCCAGTTTCCATTGCCCTCTTAGCGTTCTTGCCAAAAGAAGATGGAGTTGAACGACCACGACCACCAGTAGAGCGAGCGCCACTACCCAACGAACCTACGCCACGGACACTTTCAGGCTTACCGGCGGGCATTAGGAAGCACCATTACCGGAACCACCAAAGCCACGAGGCTCAGGATGCGTAACATGCGACAACATTGCATTCTGTGTGCTTTCATAATTCCAAGGCATATTGTCAGTACTCATAACATTCGGAACACCCTCAGCAAGAGGCTGCGTGTAAGCAGCAGCATTACTACCCTGATTTGCGGGCTTCGGCGGTGCGCCAGCAGGCATCTGTGCCATAATATTTCTCCTATTGGATCGGACCACGGCGCGAAATATTCGCACTCAGGTTAGCGTTACCATTACTAGACAAACCAGCAAGAAGCGTAGCCATATCAGGCGGTGCGCCCATATCTGCTGGTGGCATTCCTTGAAGTTGACCTGATGCCGACGGAATCATACCGGGAGCCTCAGATGGGGTATTGGCTGCAACCGCATTGTCAACACCGGCATCAGGCATCTTTGGGGGAGTAAACACTGAAACAACAAGTTCCTCAATCGGCTTGTTCTTCAACCGGCCCTCAATAATTAAAGCAATCTTGCCAAGAACATCACTAGGATCTTGACCACTCTGCACAAGGCTAGGAATAGACTGTGCATAAACGCTAACTGCCTGACGCAGAGTCTGACGCAAATCCTCCACATCAAGCTTCTGCTCTTCCTCCGTAGCGTTCAAAGAGAAAGGAAGTTGGCGGCGAAGCCAGTCCTGTGAAATAAGACGGTCGCCACGGGCCTGCAATCCAAATACCAATGCGCGGTTAGGATCAAGGCCCGCCATAAGTCCGTATTGAACGTCAACCGAATGATCACCATTGATGTCTTTATTCGGTGTGTACGAAATTTCAAACGGAGTACCATTATCATTTCCCCTGACAGTCTTCTTGACCTCAGGCCAACAAGTGTCTTCAACAAGGAAACAAAGCTTAATAAGGTCAGTAAACGCTTCCGCAAACATTGCGTGCGCTGTACGAACCTGCGTATCGAAACCACCCATGAGAGCTTGCACGCCACGGCCAGTAACAATACTTGCATCAATATTGCCACCGCGAACATCCGGGTAACGAGAACCCTGACGTAGTTCCTGATCAAGCAGCCCCTGCTCCGCAAAAGTAGAAGAAGGAACCTCAAGACCAATGCGGCGAATCTTCTCCGGTTGCGAAGAACGCAACACAGAATCTGCACCCATAGCCAGTTCTTGTACATCCTGCGGCAAAGCAATAGGAGCCTGAACTGCTTTCTGTGCAGCTTCAAGACCAAGCAAAGCAAAACGTGCCTTAGCAACCTGCACAGCTAGCACGTCATCGAACTGTCCACGAGCCTCATCACCAAGACCCGGACGCTTAACCTCAACCGCTAAACACACACCCACAGGGTTAGCGGTACGCATAAGTTCAAAACCGGACTGACCCGGAAGGAACATAATGTCCCAATCCTTGTCATGGTAACGAACAACCTCAAGACGAGTAGACTGCGGCCCCGCATACTTTTCAATAGCCCTAGAGAGTTCAGGGAACTTAGCAATAAGCTCATCAACCTGATACCAGATAGTTTGGAAAAGAATCTTAACCTTGTCGCGCTTATCCTTCAACGTGTACACGCCAGTGCAGTCAAGCCACTTAATACGAGGCATGTACTCGTCCCAGTCAATCTCCACGATTGCTGGGACAAAACCATAAGACACGTAACGGTCTGATGCTGTAAACATTTGCCGTTGCGTGTTCGAGTACAGGACGTAGTTACCTGCGATGCGGGTGCGCTTCTCGGCAAATTGACGGGCACGATCAGAAACGGATGTGGAGCTTGAGCAGTTAAAAGACGGTAGTGGTGCAATTACTTCAGCTAGGTCGCGGGCCGCGACATCGATCATATTTGCTACGATGGGGCGTGTGAACGGCCCATCTTCGGGAAACATTTCAGGAAACACATATCCCATTTGTCCTGCACGTACTTGTTTTACGTCCATCATTCGCTGGTCGCGCTCGCCGTTGGCGTGCTTGAGCCTGTTGTACAGTGCAGCAATTTCGCTGGTGTTAGTCACGGGGCCTCCTACGCGCCAATAAAGATTGTGTCGCGTTCAATTTCTGAAAGATTGACAGTGGTACGGTTGCTAACATCCCAGCGGGTAGCAAAAATGTTTCGTACGTGGGAGCGGCTGTAGCCGCCCATTGCAGCGATACGGTCTCGGCAAGCTAGCTCGGCGAACCATAGTGCCATAACACAGTCAGTCTTCTGATTCTTTGGTGCGGCAGGATGCCATGTCACCAGTTGTTCTACGAGAGCTTTGGTTGCTTCGGAGGCGTGGGTTGACGGTAACTCTATAACTTGTAGCTTGTCTTTCCATCCACCGAACAAGGTGGTCATGGATGCGACACCGAAGTCGGAGTCGTGCTTGTTGTTACCTGTGTAGTGTTCTCGTAGGATTGAGCCGGACGCGGCAAGGTATTCTCGCACCTCACGGTCCTGTGTCAGCATCGACTGGAAAGCGTTTTTCTCTACTCGCCACTCGCCTACAGAATACTTACTAGTAAAGTCGTAGATCGCTTCACGGATCTGATCCGGGGTTTGACCCGCACGATTGAACACGTCTAGGACGTACCGTTTCTGGGTAACTGGATCTAAACCTATACACACGATTGACGTGTGGCCCGCCATAGCGGGGTCAAGACCGGCAACAACGATTAGCCCGTCCATGCCGTTGGGGCGGCAGTTGACCATTCCGCGAGGAATAACCCCAGCTAGACGGTTGCCGTTGATTGCGGCACGTACAGCATCTGGGTGGAACACGGCATCATCAGACACCTGCTGCTGCATGTACACCATAGCCCACGTACGGGGCGACATCCTAGAACGTTTCTTGTTTAGACGGGGACCGTCCCATTTGGGGAAAAGCCCATCCGGGTCCGGTTCCGTATCTACACCCTTAGCCGTAACCTCATGGATATTGGTTTTAGGCCACAAGGTCACCCAGTCTTTAGGGTCATCCCGCATATCCAATACGGCAGGCATCGACAGGTACGACCACGGTGATTCTTCGTCCGGGTACCGGAACGGCTGCCGCAACTCGACATACAAGTCTTTAGCCGACAGGCGAGTCCCTACAGCTAGAAGCATCCCATTGTTGGACAAACGAGACATTACCTCAGCCTGAATCCAGTCAATCTGCTTCTCATATTCGTGGGCGTTCGTAAGATCCACACAGTCATCCAAGATGACAATATCGGCGCGAGCACCGTAGACGTGACCCCGGATACCTAGAGCCTGAACTGTCGGGTCCTTCTCACCACTGTCACGGCCCTCAGACGACACGTAGATTAGGTCCTGAGTCCAACTAGCGTCCGTACCCTCGAAGCCGCCAGCAGGACTGTAGGCCGCGTGCATCTCCGCATAACGGGGATGAGTCAACCTAGTCTTGATCGCGTACAAAAACTTACGGGCCATCGCCTGAGTCTTAGACACAATAATGATACGAATGTTCGGGTCCAAAGCGACCCGATACGTCACATAGTTAATAGTCAGAGTCATCGACTTGCCATGCTCCGGCGGCATGTTCACGATAGCTAGGTCCCGCTCACCCGGCTCCCACACGATACCCGGAGGCTTCCAAGCCGGTTCCCGGCCCTCCATGATATCCACAACATTCTGCATATGGGGGAAAACCGTCACCCCAAGATACTTATTCGAAAAGTCCTGAAACAGCATATCGGCAGACTCAGACCTTTGAGCCTCACGAGCCTCAGACCTGCGCCCCCGCAGCTCATCCACCCGCCCAGCAAACTGGGCATCCTTACGCCGCCACTGCTCATACGTAGAAATAGACCGGCCAACCCTAGCAACCGCGTCAGCAACCGTCTCACCCTTAGCAATCGAAGCCAAAACATTCTTCTTCAACTCGGCAAGAGGGATCGCCTTAGACTGACCAGCCATCACACACCTCCAATGGTACAATAGAGGGGTGAACAAATACAGGGACCCCAAGTACATGTCGCGGCACTAGTCTTATCTAAAAGACCGTGAAAGACACTACACCCACAGACACATACATAAATATAACCGCGCCCCAAAGGCGCACATAAACACTTATAAGCACCCCCCTGAGGGGTGCATGTGTTAAGCACACTCACTAACGTTCATGTACTTAACTATACATATATATAGTGCCTGACCGAACCACCATGCCTGTCACCATTGTGACCGACATCACACAAAAAACATACTTATCCACAGAAAACAGCTACT